GCTCGTTAAATTCTTGACTTCTGTTTTCAATAGCAGTAACATTTTCAACATGGTCTTTTTTGTTTAACGTTCTACCTGTTTTATATCCTAATAAAAACAATAACGTTTTAGTAGGAAAGTTAGGATGAAAAGATACACCTAAGTCTCTTGTTTGGTTAGAGTATTTTTCTATATAAGGTTTATTATCAGGGTCTTTAGGATTTATTTTACCTCCTTTCCAGTTTCTACCTTGTATTAACTCCTTAATAGCATCGGGTGTAAACTTATCATTTTTTATAAAAGGTGTATAATTTTTACCAGCACCTAAACTTTCGTTTACGTTTTGTAAAAATTGATCTACAAGCGCTGCTATTTCAGGATATACACCTGCCATATAATCGTACTGCTTAGGATCTTGTCTTAAAGCCATTATCATTAAAGTAGCTACATCTGCCTCTCTTTGACTATAACCTGGTTCTATTTCGTTTGTAACAGGATTCACATCGTTATCAACAGCTGTTCTAGAAAATACTAAATTAGATTTACCGTTTGCTATTTCATTAACTTGCTCTTGTGGTATACCTTTTTGTATTAAACGATTTCTAACTTGTTGATTTGTTGTTACTTTACCATGTTGATCAATTAATGCTTTTACTCTTTGACTAACATTGCTTTCTTTACCTGTTATATTTATTTCACCAGCTGGCGTTATACCAAAGACATTTAAAAACTCTGTAACACCTATATCAGTTCTTTTACGTTGTGGGAATATATTTTTAGATGTTCTCTTACCTTTGATGTAAAACGGTTCTAATAAAACTTTTTGTACACCAGTAGCTTTTATGGGATTATTATTTTTATCAGTTGTAAAACCTTGTGGTAAACTTATCTTCAATGTAGACGCATGCTTACTAATATAAGGCTGTAAAGCTTTTATATCTTGCTGGTTTAAATTGTCATTGTTAGTTAACTTTTTTAATATACCATCTACAATAGGTGTTCCGAGTTGTTTTCTGCCTTTAGGTGTTTTCCAAAATGGACTACCGTTATCAATATAGACTTTACCATAAGCACCATTAACTATTTGATCATTAACCATACGCTCTATGGTTTTTCTAGGATTTAAATCTTTTAAAGTTTTATATGTTTTACTAGTATATATACTTGGGTCTTGATCTATTTGATTATTTATATCTTCATTATACTCGTTAATTTGTCTTTTTAAATTTTCATTAAAAGGATCGTTTTGAGCAAGCTTGTTAGTAACTACTATTTGACCAGCTGCAAATTTATTGTCTTCGTTTAAATCAGCCTCTTGAGCTTCGGTTTCTTGCAAAGAACCTTGAGCCTCTTCAAACTGTTGTTTAAACATTTTATCTTTAGTAATTTTAGATATAGCTTCATAAGCTCTAACTCTAAAATATTTATTTATATAAGCAGCTATATTTCTATATTTTTGTTTTTCAACTTCAAAATCTCTTACTAAACCTAAAACATTTCTAGCTTTATTTTTACCGTCACCTGGGTCATATAACATTTCTGCTATAACATCTTCTTTGTTGTTAATTAATATATCTCTTATTTGTTGTGATGGCGCTGTTGCTACAGCTACTTCAAATCTAACCTCTGCCATACCTCTGTACTCTTCAGCTATTAAGCCAGCTTTTTCATCCACAGACATATTAGGATCTGCATATATATCATTAACTCTTTGTACTAATCTTTCTCTTTGTTCGTTGCCAAACTCTTCGTTTACCGCCGCTTCAGATCTTGAAAATTGAGTTCTAGAAAGTGGCCTTGCTGGGTCTTCTTCTTTTTGTTTTGTTTCTGCGTAAAGCTTTGAACTAGACGTAGCCATATCTACAAGTTGATCACTAAACTTACCTTCAACAGCTTGCTTGTTATAAGTATTTAAAAAATCTAAAAGCTGTTGAGGTGTTTTTATGTTAATGTCAATTACTTCGTGTACATCTTCGTCTACTTTTGTTTTCAAAAAGTCTTTAAAATAATCTACAACTTTTCTAACAACTGATCTATTATCTGGTTGAGTTATATCAATTTTTAATTCACCTTTTTCAGAAACAACTAAATCATGATAATGTGTTAAATATTCTTCTGCATAAACTTCAAACGGTAGTTCTGCTCCGTTTTCTTTATCAAAGTTTTCATTTTTATATCCGTTTCTATAAACAACTGTTTCTAGTTTATTTCTATGATCTGCTGGTAATAAATCTAAAAACCCTTGTATTAATTTAGCACCTTCCTCTGTTAATCTTGTTTGGTAGTTTCTGCCATCAGGACCTTTTACTGTTCTTGTAGGACCGTTTAAAACAGAAAATAAAACCATATGTAATAGCTCATGTGACGCAGCTGTGTTTTTTTTGTACTTCTTAGCCATATCCTTGTTAACAACCACTACTCTTTCGGGCTTACCATCTATATTCATTTCATGTATAAAAGCATTAACACCTTCTTCAGCAAACACAGGATCTAATTCACCAGCAGCAACAGCTTCATCTATTTGTTCTTGAGTTAATGCGGCCATACCAAGACCTGCTTTTCCTAAAACATCTCGAACAGAATTAATGTTTCTTTCTATTTCTTGATCTTCAAGTGATTTTAATGCTTGGTTTTCTCTACCTTTTATAATCATACCACCAGCTTGTTCGTCTAGTTCATAACCTCTACCCTGAAGCTCTATTAGTTTTACAGCATTTTGTAAATCATTTATACGGTTTGTATTTGGATTTTTTTTACGTCTTTCTTCTAGTAACTCTTGTCTAAATTGGCTTATTGTTTTGCCTTGATTATCAGGGCTTGTTAAAAATTCTGAAGTTTCTTGAACATCATTAGTACTCATTAAAACCTCGCCTTTTTTAAACAAACTTCTACCAGTTAAATCATTAACCATACCAGCTACATAAGCTGCTTTTTTAGAATTAACTTTATTGCTTATACGTATTTTAGGTACTTTACCTTTATCAAAATAACCATTTGCTTTTGCCTTTTGTAAAGCCGCTATAAATTTAGAAGCACTGTTAAAATGCTTACCATTAAACTCATATAAAGAAGCTTTTTCTCTAAGATCATTACGTTCTTTTATAGCTTTTTGTATTTTAACTTTTAAATCTTGTCTTTTTTTAGAACCAAGTTCAGAATTTTTCCATTGAGCTTTTAAGTTTACTACCTGAAACTCTTTAGCTTGTTGCTCTCTTGATACATAACCAGTCTCAACTGTTTTAGCTACTCTTTTTATATCTAGCTCTACATTTTTTAAATCTCTTCTTAACTTTTCTGTTTGTATAGGATCTGTACTTTCTTTGATTGATTTTTGTAATTCATTTTTAGCGTATAACAAACTTAACGTTTCTTGTCTTTCTATATTTGTCATGTTAGCATATTGCTCTGGATCAATGCTATTTTTAGCTAAATTAAACCCATTGACAGTTTGCATTATATTCATGTAGTTATCCGCGTCTATATCACCAGCATTGTATCGTTTTAACATTTCATTACTAAAACCACTAAAATCTTCTACAGCAGCGGTATATAAACTTGAATCAGGTTTACCTCTTCTAAAACCCCTTGTTCTTATAGCGCCCATTGAAAGTATAGAAGCAGGAGTAACTAAACCTAATTCTTTAAAATCATCAAGCGTTGGTAATTCAAAGTTTGTATTGTATTTTTGATTACGATAAGCGTTGTGTAAACCACTAGCAACTTCTTGTGAAAATTCCTCTAGTATTTCTTTTGGTATTTCTTTAATACTTTGTTTAAAAAGATTAAAAACTTTAGTAGCGTTACTACCGTCTTTCCATAACTTGTAACTACCCCAACCAGGTGTTTGCTTAAATCTATTTAATTTTGGAAACATAGCAATATCAGGGTTAAACATCTCTATAACAGACTCTGTTGCTGTTTTCCAAAAAGCTCCTTTCATAGCATCTTCAGCTGTAAAATCATCATCTATTTGTGATACTGCCTCTTGAACGTTTTTAGGAAAAATAACAAGGCTGGAACCGCTAAACTGCGCTGCTCTATTTGCTATTTGCGCTTTTGAAGAAATTTGACCAATTTTATTAATAGCTGGGTTTAGCTTTGTTAAACCAACAGTTGGGATTTTAAGAGTTTTACCTAGTCTAAGAGCAGTTTTACTAGCAAGTTTAGAACTTGCGCTTACAGCACCTTTTACAAGCCCACCAGTTCTTACCATTGCATACATGTCTACAACCACAGCGGCTGTTGCCGGTAATATATTAGTCCATTGTATTTCACCAGTTTCTTCGTCTATAACGCTTCCCTCGCCAACGGCGTCCCATGTTACCTGCTCAGCACCAAGATTATACATGTTATATACTTGAGCCCTACCTTTAGCATCTTTACCTGCACCTACCAACCTTGGTATTTCTGCTTGAACTACAGCGCCTAAACCAAATATAGTATTAGCAAAAGCACCCCAGCCACTTTCAGCTATATTTGCTATTTGCCAACCTACATGACCGTTTTGTGCTTTATGAAGTCTTTCTTGTTTTTTCATTTCATCATCATAAAGGTCTTTAGCTATATTTTTTATACCATAAGGCTCGTCTTTGTTTGGTGTTATTAAATTATTAAACGATTGTATAAGTTTTTGATCTTTTTCTACTAAATCATTGTACTTGTTAAACAACTCTTGATTGTATTCGTTATTAGCAGTTTCATTGTAAACACCAACAAAATGCTCTAACATCTTGCTTTTACCATTTATATCTGCAGATAGCTCTTCTAGTTTACTTTTACTTTCTTCATCGTCTTTTACTTTGCCAGATTTAATATCTTCTTGTAATGTTTTGTATTCTTCTAACAAAGACTTTACATCAGTATCAAGCTCAGCAACAACAGCCGAGCTAGAATCTAAAGAGTTTGACGCGCTAATAATACCGGCATCAGCGTAATTGTTTACTACTTCTCTGTTTTTACCTATACGATCAGTAAGGTACATTTGTAAAGCTTGTGCTTTAAATTTATCTACTTGTAGATAATCGTAACCATCAGCAACAGTACCACCTGAATAAAAGAACTTTCCTTTTTTTTCATCCCATTGAAGTGAAGCGCTTTCATAAACGTCTTCATCTTCTTTATAACCGTATGTAGAAATATCAAGATTTTTAAACAAACCATTTTTCATTTGCTCTTCAACAAACATTTCAAAGTCTTGCATGTCATCAACACCTATACCACTAAGATCATTGTCATCATAAAAATAAGACCATTTAGGTTGTTTACTTTTTATTTCATCTTTTACACCTTGTTTGTTATCCGAAGTTTTTAAGTTTTGCATGCTCTCTACATACCATGACTTATCTTTAAAACTATTGTAACGTTCGTCCCACTCTTTTTTTTCTTTTTCATGGTTGATCCATTTCTCTTCATTTTTACTGTGATCACCATTTATTTCGTAGTTATTATACCATTTGTTATAATAATCTACATCTTGTTGTGTAACTTTTATATTTTCACCATTAAGGTTGTATTCACCTGGTACAAAGTTTATTTGCTCTGAATTACCAAACGCTCTACCCTCTTCACTGTTTTCTATTAAATAATTTTCTTTATTTTTTTCAGACAATTGACTAGCTATTTGTACAACTTGACTTACTGAGCTGTTACCATTGTATTCTCCACTCCAAAAAGCTTCTATAGATTTAGTATCTGTTGATGATATACTTTTCTTATGATCTAATAATTTAAAATCATAATCTTTTTGACTAATTTTTATTTGATCTTTAGCCGGTCTAACACCAATACTTTTTAATCTTTCAACTTCTTCATCAGTTATTTTGTAAGTACCATCATCTTGTAAAGTATAAACTTCAGGACTAGTAATATCATTATCAACAATATCATCCATACCACCTTCTTTTTTACCAGGCGCTGCTTCATTTATATAAGCTTGGTAATCGTTTTTTACTGTGTTAAACGTACTCGCTTCACTAGCAATACCAGTAGCGCTAAGAAAATTTTTCCAACCTTTTGATGTTACTATAGATTTTAATCTTGTTTTTGACCCAGCCTCACCAACATTTTTAGGGTACCAAACATCTTGATAATATTTTTCCCAGCCCATGTCTTTTCTCCTAGTGTGCTCTTTTTCTTTCTTTTGGTAAGCTTTTTTTTCTGTTACTCTTGCTGTGCTTAATCTATATATCTGTGAGTTTTCTTGACCTTCTTTTCTATTTTCAACCTCGTATAATGCTTTAGGTCCATGCAAAAGATTCATAGACTTTTGTTCTTCTTTTGAAGCTATTACCGTTTTACCATTTTCATCTACATATGACCATACTACTTCCGCATTTATATCTATATCAGCATCTAAAAACTCTTGATCCATTTCAGCCATAAGTTCTTCTGTAGATCTAGCTGTGTATTGCTTGTATCTATTTTTATTTAAAGCTTCTGGATTTGTTTTGTTAAGACCATCTAATAAATATTTTTCTTTTACTTTACCTTTAGAGTTGCCCTCGGCATCTATATAATGCCACTCTAGTTTACCTTTTTTATTTGCTATAGCTCTATAGTTATTACCAGCACCACCTATTTTGTATTCATTTTGCAATTGCTCTTGCATCCATTTTTGTAGATTCTCAGATTGCTTAAGGTCTTTCTTGGATTTAAAATGATCCGTATAAAAAGTATATCTTTTACCACCTTTAAACGTAACAGATATTTGATCATTGTTTACGTCATTATTAAACTTAAAACCTTTGTCTCCATAAGTTCTATTTAAAGTACCAGTAACAAACTTATCATCTCCATAGCTTAATAAATAACCATCAGTTTCTTCACCATGTAGTTCTTTATTAGCTTTGTACTTAGCGCCTTCTACTGTTAACTTATTTAAATCTTTAGCAATATTATCTTTAATAACTTGATTACCTGCGTCTAACAGCTCTTGCATTTCTTCACTATCATACTCCCCGAATATAGAAGCTTGCTCTAATTTTAGTTCTTCAAAAGCTGCTTTTTCTGCTTCTTCTTGTTTTTTAACCGCTTCAGCTATCTTTGCTTCACGCTCTGCCTCTACTTTTAATGTTTGTCTTTTTAAACGAATAGCAGCTTGTATTTCTTCCACAGTACGACCTTGAGCTAATAAGCTTTCGGCTATTTGTCTTTCGCTAAGTTGTCTCCATCTTTCACTCATACTATATATATTTATTAAGCTCCAGCTAAAATATCATCAACGCTAGCGCCTTGTCTTTGTCTAAAACCAGCGTCTTTATCATAAACTAAATTACTACCAGGCCCAGTATGCATACCCATTATACCGCCTCTACTTATAAACTCATCCATTGTTTCTCCTACCTGCGGGGTTAAATTAGGGTTACTATTACCGTAAAAACGTTTTTTCTGATTCATAGTTAGGTAATCAGCTAAAATAGCCTGAGAAGTGTTAAAATCATACAGAGGATGTGATCTATCTGTTATTGCTCTATATAACTTATCTTTATCTTCTTCGTTAATAAAATCATTTTCATCAACAACACCTTCTCCAGTTCTATCAAATTGAGCGGGGTCTAAACCTAAGTTAGCATAATTAACTTGCTCTAAGTAACCACCTATTTGTTTTGCGAAAGTATTTTGAGTACCAGTGCCCCTATAATCATCATGCATCATAGAAGATATATTGTCTTCTGTTATAAAGTCTAAATTTTTACTTTTAATTCTATCTTCTTCAAATTGGCTAGCACCTTCTACACCGTTAATAAAATCAGAACCTGCATTTGTAAAGTTTTCTTCATACTCTATATAACTCTTCATACCAGCTCTGTCTATTTCTTTTAACGAACCAGAAAAATCATCTTGATTAAAAAACTCTTTAGAGTTTTCTACATTAGGATCATACTCTGGGTTTTTCCATACAAACTCTCCGTTTTGATAAACAAGGTTGTTAGGATCTGTACATGTAGCTAAAATCATTTTTTCTTGCTCTGTCATACCAGCTGATAAATCACTTTTACCCTGCTCATTGTTTTGCATTTCAGAAACTAAGTTTAAGCCTTCTTTTAACGTACCAACACTTGTAGATAAACCTTGAAGTTGTAATTTTATTTCTGCTTGTTTCTTTTTATCATTGTTTCTAACAGCTTCCATATACTGCTCTTGTAAACCTGACGCTTGATCAAAAGCTATGTTATAATATTCTTTACCTAAACCACCAGCCCCTTCAGCTATTTTATCTACATTACCTTGTAACATATTTTCATAACCCTCTATTCTGGTTTTTTCAGCTTCTTTTTGCTGCATTAAACCTCCTGTTATATCCTCAGCAATATAAGAAAGAGCACCAAGCGTGTTACCCTGTGCTCTATTCTGTGCGGTCATTGCTTCTTGATAATATTTAGGATCCCAACTACCAGCGCTTAAAACACCACCTTTAAAAGGAGACCTCATTTTTAATGAACTATTTTTTTTACGCATACCAAGCCCAGAGGCAAGATTACCAACGCTTGTACCCATGCTTGTTATTCCAGCCGCCATTTGTTGATCTGCAGCCATCATTTGACCAGCTGTATTTGAAACATCCATAGATGCCATGTCTAAAGCAACTCCAGCTTGTTTTTGTTTTAAATTCCTAGACTGTATTTCACCTTCTCTTTCTAAACTTTGTATTTTAGACGCTTGACCACGCTCAGCTTTTTGATTCATAGCTTCTTGCTCTGCTATAGATGTAGAAGCTTTTTGTGCACCTATTTGTTGTTGATTAGCTAATGCTTGTGCAAGCGCAGCTACACCAGAACCACCAGCTGCTTTGTTCATATTGTTTAATATGTTAGCTTCACTTTGTGCAGATTTAGTTGCTGCAAAATCAGCCGCTTGTTGGTTTACAGTTAAATCTTCCATAGTATTTTCCATGTTTAAATATGGATTACTAGTATCAAGATTCATGTACTTTTCTTTAGCAGCCTCCATTTCTTGTCTTGCTTGTGCGTTAGCTGCTTTAGCTGCTTTTTTCTTTTTCCACCCAGATATAGCGTTAGCGGCTCCTGCCGCTATACCTACACCAGCTGCTACTGCTATAAAACTCATAATCTATTTATTTTTATTAATGTATTCTTCATATTTTTCAAATGTTGTAGAAACAATATCTTTTTCTAATTCTTCTATGTTTTTTGTGTTACTAGGGTTTTTGTGTATATTAACAAATATAGAGTCTTCCAAAGCATAGATAACTCTTTTACTACCTGGTTGTGCAATAACATAACAAGGTGCTATATACTCTTCAACTGTTTTTTCTGTAGCCACAGCTAAACCACCAGTTAATAAAAACCAAACGTGTTCGTGGTTATGTATATGACCAACAACTGCAGATCCTTTTTTCATATCCATTTGTCTAATATAAACACCGTCTGCAAAACTATGTTTTAATGGAAACTCATCACAATGAACAACGGTTGTACCATCTCCTATAATATTAACTCCATCAGCAATAGATACCCAGTTGTCTTGTAATTTTTGTATTTCTTTTCTTTTATTTAAAGTTATATTTTTCACTATTATATTTTATTATAGTGATATAATCACACTTTTTATTAATTATTTACTACTTTCACCCACAACACAACCTATACTATACAACTCTGCTTCTGTAGTAGAATTGTTTTTAAAAGTAACCTCTGCATAATAACCTAATATACTACTAGAATTAACTTTATTATCTTTACTAAAAAATATATAACTACTAGTAGTTGGTAGTTGATTTGATTGTAAAGTGTTTGTTGCTATTGTTATTGTATTAGTTGTTTGATTAATAGCTGATACAACGCCTATTTTAACTATTGTTTCTTCGTTTGTATTACCAGACTGTTGTGTGGTTAAAAAACCACCTTTAGTGTTAGTAGCTACATAATAAGCTGTATCACCAATTGCTAGTGATACGTTTAAAGGGTCTGGAAAAGTTAATGATAATGAAGCCATGTTATGATATTGTTATTAATTCGTTTAAATCTAGTTTTACTGTTTCTGAAGATGTACCAAAACTATATATGCATAAAGTACCTGCTATTATTACGTTAGAACTGCTTTGTGTTACAGTGGCACTTTTTACAGTAGCACTTGTAGACCCATCTGTTGCAGAACCTATTCTTATTGTTAAATCGTCTTGTGCTAAAGGTATTGTTTGTGATAAAACTAAAGTGTTGCTATCTGTAACAGAAGATACAGTTATTCCTGATGTGTTGAAACTTAAAGCTGATCTAGGCTTTAGCGTTACGTTTTGATTTACATCTATTAAACTTGCACTAACACGTGTTATCACTGTTCCAGCAGGTACGCCTTCACCTGTTACCTCCATTCCAACAACTAAATTTGTATGATCAGTTCTTACAACTTCTCCATCAATTGGTGCAAAACCACCCGAACCTGTTCCTGTTACTGCAAAACTTCTAGATCCAGCAAGACCAACAAATCTAGTTATTGTATCCCAATTAACAGAGTCTCCAGCTGTAACACCAGTTGTAGTATCAACATCTACAGATGTAGTGCTTGATGTTCCGTCTAATTGTGTTTCTATTTGTTGCGTTGTATCTAAACTAAAATCTAAAGATGATTTTGGCGCTATACTTCCGCTACCAGCTGTTATCATGTCTGGTTGTATAGTGTAAGAAAAAGTTCTTTCAATTGGTAGAGAATGTCGTCTACCAGCTTGACCTTTTATTGTTATAGCAGTGTTTGGACTACCATCTAATAACTCGCTATCATCATAAACGTTAGCTCCGTCTAGCAAACCTAAAGCTACTACTACAGGCGCAAACTCTAATACTTTAAAATCACCAGTTGTAGTTGGTATTATTTCTTTTGCTTTTGTTGTACCTTCTGGTGTTATTACAAAATTGTAATTTAAATCAGAAGATGTTGATGGAAATGTTATTTTAAAGTTTTGTGCACCACTTGTTGGTATTGTTATTGTACCTGAATCACTAGCGTCAGCTGTAAATGTATTAGTTGTAAAATCATATGTTTTACTAGAGTCCGAACTTGTTATAGCTAGTTTAAATTGTGCGCCAGAATCTCCCGTAGCTGTGTAATTACGTATATCACCGTCAGAACTTACATAATCTTGATTACCAGTAAATGTTTTTATTTCTGTTGTTGTTCCAGGTTGTACGGCTACTAATTGGTTTAATGTGTGTCTAAATACTATATTATGACCTAGCTCACACATGTTAGATATATCTTCTAAGCCTTGAACGTTTACTGGTGGATTGTAAAATACTTTAAAAGTTACACTTGTTAAATTATTGCTAGAGTCATAAACTTCACTACTTGTAGTTACAGTATAATAACTACCGTAATTTGGTGTTGTAATTATAAAGTCTGGTGTTGCTACATAATAATAACCGTTAGTAGTATTCGTTGCAAAAACTTTTGTTAAAACTAAAGTACCAGGAGGCGTTACACCTTCAGCAACATTACCCTGATGATTAACATGAAGAACAGCTGTGCCAGTACTTTGTAGTGTGCTTGATATTTGACTTGTGTTATCTGTTTGTGTTATACCTGTGTTACTTGTTGTTGTGACAGTGTGTTTATCTACAGCAGCACTATCTTGCTCTAAAGTATGAAACGTGTTTATACAAACAGATCTCGACAAAGAAGTTGTAGCTGCTATTTCATCTATATCAATATACAAAAACTTATCAGAACCTGGCATAGAAAAACTATCAAAGTTTACAGTAGCTGTCACTGTATTACCTACTGTATTAGCCGTGCCTGTATCCGCGAAAGTTACTTTGTTAACACCTATGTCTACGTTACCACCAGTCCACTCATTAGTTGCTGTGTTACTAGCTCCACCTATTTTAAAGTTACTTGCAGTTATAACGTAACCAGAGTTTGGTGTTATAGTTAATACAACATCTGAGGAAACTGTTACTCCCTGTGTTGTCGCTACTGATGATTCTGATACTGTCCAATTTGCCATATTAATCCGCTGTTGAGTCCCAAACACCGTCAGCAGCACCATCTGTATTGCTGTCTATTTCTGTGTCTGGATTATAAGTTGTACTTTCATTATTTTTTACTACAAATTTATATCTTCTAGTATCTCCAGATCCACTTACAGAGCTTGGTATGCCAAGTCCTTGTACTGAAAATTCTTTTTGGTCTAAGTTGCTAGAAGTTACAGATAAATCAATTTCATCATTCACATGTGAAGTTGTTTCACCTTTTAAATAGTTATACCATTTACCTTCTTTTTCTATAAAGTTTGGTATACTTGCTGTTTGTTCGTTTGTTACAAAGTTATCTAAATACCAACCAGTAAAATCTTTTAAATTATAATAATTACTATCTGTTAATTCTTTTGTTATTTTAGCTTGCGTACCTTCGTAGTTTACACTTGTAAAACTTTTTATACTTCCTGGTTGATCGTTAAATATAGCTGTTAAAGAAGATTCATATTGCACGCCATAAAAATTATTTCTAGTATCGTTAGAATATTCTTTCCATAAAGCACCAAACTTAAATGTATAAAAATCGTTGTTTATACTTAAACCGTTTTCTGGGTCTATATCTCTAAAACTAACCCAACCTTTTGAATTTTCACTGTATGATAGAGTATAAACTGTTGTTGTTGGTGCAGCGTAAGCTTTTGCGTTATTATCATTTTTAGGTACTTCAAATTGTTGCGTTATACTAACATTGTATAAAGATTTTCTATCATCAAAAGTTCCTATTATTTTTTTAATAGTTGTCTGTGTACCGTCTACAGTGCCAGGTTTTAAATTATCAGCAAACCAGTCATGCATGCCTTGTGATGATATTGGTGTTATACCGTCATTTGATAGTCTACATACTTGGCCTCTAGCTGCATCTACAAAATAAGATCTATAATTATCAATAGTAAAAGATTCTGGGTTTTTAGTACCATAGTCTCCTTGATAAGTTGTTACAGCACCCAGCACCACGCTTTTTGAAATTAAATCAGAACTACCATCTGCTTTAAATAAAGCGTCTTTATCTGCTATTATGCTAAAACACTTATCTTCTGTAACAACAGCTAGGTTTGTATCTCTACTTTTTACAACCTGTATAGAGCCATGTCTAGGGTTTAAATCTTTTGTTATTTTTTTACCTGCTAAAAACTGGTTTGTTTCGTTTATACCACTAACTGAATTATATATACCAGAGTGTATTAAGCCTGTTGCTTTTCTTTCTTCTTCATAATGTTTTGCTAGTACCGTAGAAGCCTTAACACCGTTTTTTATATAAGGTTGATTAAAGTCATCTCTTATTCTATTAGACTCAACGCCGTTACCAAAAGAATAACAATTACTATAAGCTAAATCAAAAGTTTGTTTGTGTGGCATTTTATCTGGATCTGTTTCTTGATCTCTAAGCGTACCATAAAAAGTTATTGTCAAATCACCCACGGCAGAAGCTTCTTTAGCTATTAACCTGTTTACAGCACCATCACTAGTTGTAAATGTAATTACATCATTTACACTAACCGCTTGATCAATAGCAGTATCTAAAGTAACTGTTTGGCTACTCCAACTTTCAACTTTAGTAGTTACACCAAAAGCAACACCAGTTGTTACACCAAAAACATTAGTTGGTTGTTTATTAACAACAGCACCTATTTTACCATATTGTTCGTTAGTATCAGCGTCTAATACAAAAGGATATGCTTGACTAGCTTCGTAGTAAATATCTAAACCAACATCTTCTTTAGGTTCTGTTTCCCATATAGCTGGATTTGTACTTGATAATCTACCATCAAAAGGATCAAACTGTTCTACAAACTCTATAACACCGTTGTTTCTATAATCTACAGCCGTACCCCACTCAGCGCCGTTAGCTGCTGTGTGATCGTATGGATGAAAACTAGTTCCGTTACCATTAGCGTTTCCAATACCAAAACCATCTCTATCTTCAATAATTAATTCAACAGACCATCTGTGGTTTGATCCGTGTTCAAAGTCATCATAACCAAAGTAACCAATATTGTTTTCAGGATCATAATTAAATCTACGAGGTAAAACTCTATGGCTTCTTACAGTATAAACTATTTGATCTGGATCATTTCTAAATCTAAACATCCTACCTGTTTGTAAAAAACTAACTATCTCAGCTTGATCCGTTTCGTTTCCAATACTAAAATCATTAGGCATAGCGCCTCTATTTGTCATTTTACCAGTAAAAACACCTCTTTGACCGTCTTGATATACACCCGCGTATGACATTAATACAGCTGTACCTGGACCTGTTACTCCAGCGGGGTTAACACTAGCTAAACTAGCATCAAATATACCGTGCTGTCCGTTTGCTATATTAGTTTGGTGATTAAAGTAACTAGTAGCACCAAAACTACTAGGTGGTATTTGAGTATTATCCGTGCCTCCTTGGTTTTGTACATCTTCGTTAGCTGTTATAGCACTATCTATAAACCAACCCGAACCTCCCTGCGCGTAAGCTGTCCACCAGGCTGCGGTTGCTCTTCTTCTTCTACCCCTAAGGTTTATTCTAAGACCTTCTTCTAAAGCTGATATTGCATCACTACCGCTAGAATTATCAGTAAAACCAGCAGGGTGGAAATGATAGTCTGAATCACCACCTGGATAATTCCCGTCAACAGCTTTTAAAAGGTATATATTACTACCAGAAGTAGCATCTGGACTATTTATCCCTAAACTGTTATAAGTTAAATAATTAGTATTCATAGCCATTACAACTTGAAATCTTTGGTTTTCACTTTGTGTAAGTATGTTTTCTTCTAATACTAAATCTCTATATATTTTAACAAAAAACCTTCCATCAAACTCTGGTTTTTTAACTGGTATTCTAGTTACCATTTCTATTCTTATGTTGCTAACAGCATTACCTATAGTTTGACCTGGCGCTAAAAAATCTACATCAGGACCTAATATACCGTCAACATTTATAGTGTGAAAACTAGGATCATCAAAAGACTGTTTTATAGACGCAACGTTATAGTACTGGCTAGTAACACCAGAAACATTAAATCTAATATAAACTTGACCAGCGTAAAGCGCTTGTAAAATATTTGGGTCTAAACCAGCAGAACCACTTTGTGTTGTTGACATAGAGGTGTAAAACGGAGCTGCCGCTATATCAAACTCTGTGTATCCTTCAAAAGGAAAACCATTTGTTGTAGTTCTTACAATTTGAGTAAAGTTAGGGAAATTTGCAGGATCAACTGTACCTATTAATTTTTGATCTAACGTTATAAACAATGGCGCTTCATTAGATATAGCAATAACTTTATATCTAGCAAGGTCTGATACAGGCACGTTGTTTTCATGCTGTTTTTTAAGTATTAAAAAAGTATCTTCATCAATTTTATTTCTCTCAGCAGAAGCAAAGCTAATCCAAACGTTACCATCTTCAGCGTTGTACCAACGATCCATTGCCATGTTATAGTATTCGTTAGAAGTTTCTTTTACAAAAAATTTCCATGAGTGTGCAAAGTCAGGTGCTTCTGTAGATATTTGCGCTGTTAATTTATTTATTTTAAATGCTTCTTCTTTTTCAAGTTTTAACGTTGAATCTTTACCACCTGTAAGCACTGGTGTTTCTCTACCATATTCATCTCTATATACAACACCAAGTTGATATGTTCTTATTGTCTTTACAGACTTAAAAGCATCAGCACTAGGCATAGGATCAAAATTAGTTTCGTTAGCAAATACTTGTCCTAATTCACTTAAAGTTGATGTGGCTGATAATTTTACTTGTGGCAATATCTCTACACCATTTTTTGATATATTAAAGTTCTGTAAATAATTTGCATACACAAGTCTATTAGCTACTATTTCTTGAGCTAATGCTTTTCTAGGTACATTGTCAAAAGGTCTTATTAATTGATCTTCTGGTAGTAAAGCGTGTATTAACTCTGATGTTAATTCATAAACACCTCTTTCATATACACCTCCTGGCCATCTAGGTGATTCGTCTGATATTTTTATAGACTCAACAGTATATATCTGTGGTTTACCTTCTTCTTTATATAATATATCTATTTCAACAACATCTCTACCACGAGTTGAATCTTCAACAACATAATCAGTTATTTTTAAATTTCTTAACTGGTTAGTCATACCAAGGTTGTAAGCTTGTACTGGTGCATAATTAAATTCACCAGGTTTAAAAGCTATTTCAGAGTATGGTGATATAACTGAATATTCACCATCTTTATATTTATATCTATACGCAAATCTAACAAATTTATTTTCAAACAAAGGTCTACTTTGCTGTAGTCTACATCTGTAAGTAACTTCAGATGTTGGTACTGACTGGTCTATGCCAAGCACTATGTATGTAAAAGCATCACCAGCGGCACCTGATAATATAGTATCTGGTGCACTATGACCTGATGGTACATCTTCTATACGTATTCTAACTTCATGTTCTATAAAAGTATCTTCATCTGCATCTTCATCAGAAGTAAATATTAAAACATCACCAGGTCTAAAATCAACAGGTTCATTAAAAAATATTTCAAAAGGACCATCACCAGCTGATAATAGTTCAGAGTTACCACTTACAGGGTTTACATCTGAAAAAGCAAAATCAATTATTGTTGATGTATTGTTGGCTACACCTGTTGTAGAATTATTTCTTTCTGCCTCTGTAATAGACATGTCTAAGTGTGGAGGTGTTAAAGGTGCTTTTCTTAAAACTGTTATATGTTCTTCTTCTAAAAACACCGCTTTATTACCAGCGAAATTAGTAACTACTTCTAAATTAAAACCATCTATAGAAGAAACTAATCTAGTGTGAAAGTGATCGGTTCTATCACTTGTTGGAAAACCGTGTGTTGCGTCTAATTGAAAAAATAAATCTGAAGTAGGTGAGCCCGCTGCAAAGCCAGCTGTACCTCCACCTTTTAAATACTCTGTACCACCAGTACCTAAGGCACATCTTTCAATATTTATTTTTTTAGGTTCAGTATGGTTATCTGTCCAAAATAACATACCATCCATAACATTTATACCTGTTATCAACCTATCTTTATGGTAATTTAAAACTCTAGGCGCTAAAAATGTTATGTTATCATCTTGAGATATTTCTATGTCTTTAGATAAAGATATTGCCCAGTCAGAAGGACTGCCAGCATCTTTAATAATATCAGTTACAAATACATCATCTATTTCTGACACAGAATAAGTTTGCCCATTAGCAACACTTGTACCATTTGGTGCTGTTATAGTACTACCACTACCATTTGTAAAAAACCCTGTTAACTTCATGCCTATTCTAACACCAGTAATATTAATAGTACTAGTACCCATATCTGGAATATGTACGTGATTTTTGTTACTAGTGTGACTACCTGAAACTTCTTTTGTTACAACTTTATGTATATCAACAACAATATACCTATAGTGAGTTGTTTGTATATTATATTCTAAAATATAATCTTTATATACTTGTGCGCCGCCAGTAAAGCTACCTGTTTCTGTTTGTATATTTGATGCTTCACCAGTTTGTGGACCAGTAACCATCCAGTATATTTTATCGTTTTTATGATCAGCTATAGACCCAACACAATCAAAGTCATTGCTTGAAAAAATATCATCAAGCTTTGTGTTACCTTTTACAGTTTGCACAGTACCTACGTTTGATCCTTCAGATGTATTTATTTCTACGTTTTGCGCGTCTCTATATTCACCACTTTGGACAAGTCTTTCGTCCTTGTCTTTGTCCATTTTACTAGCGCCAAACTGTCTTTTTATTTCTGGCATTTAATTAGTGTTTTATCCATTTAGACTTACCTCTCATTATTTGTGTAAGTTCACCTATTTTTAAATTTGATAATCTTAATTTTGCTTTACGTTGTTCTGCAAATCTTTCTTTTTTAAGTAACGCCAACATACTTGGATTACTATCGTTCCTAGCGCTTAACACCCCATACGCTATATATTTATAAATTGCTTCTTCAGCAAATTTGTGTATTTTTGTAGCACTTAAATCTAGAGCTGTGTTAGCAGCGTTTGTTACTAGACCATCGCTAATGTATTTTAATATTAATGTTTTGCCTGATAAGTTTGAGCTAAAATGAAATTTACCAGCATCTTCATCTATGTAAAACGATCCGTTTACTTGAGCGTGTTCTGGACTAATACCAAACCTACCACCAGGATAAGGCCAATATGTATCATCATCATAATCGTCTATTTCATTTATTGTAGTATCTCCTGATTTGTAATTTTCATAAGTTGTAGACGTATCATTACCATCACTATCAACTGTACCGTCTAAATCTTCATTAGCGCCATCCGTAGCAAAACCACCAAAGTTAGTTATTGATTCTTCTATTTTTTTAGGATTAGAAGTGTATCTTGTAGGATATATAATATGTTCTATACCAGAAGCGTCACTCCAAGCTAATTTTGTATAGTTAACATAATCAACAGGCATAACCATAACTAATGTAGCTGGAACAACTATTTCCCAGTCTTTAGTACACTTTAACGTATCGTAACTTAATTCTTGTATACCTCTTGTTGCAAAAAAAGTTACATCTGTATCTAGCACATTTTGACATATTTTATTTTCACCAACATATGTTGCTTTAAATGTATCTATAATTTCTTGTAAACTTATAAACTGATAACTACCATGATCGCCACCAGTTGCGTAATAAGCTTGTTCGTCATTTGTTATTATTGCCATGTATTATTGTTTTACTTTTTGTTCTACTTGTGTTGCTTTTGTGCTACCTAAAGTAGCTACATCTGGACTATTGATTATTACACCAGATAATTCTAGTATTTTAAAAACTAAAAGCCCACCTTCTACCTTGTGTAATTCAAAGTCTTGTAAGTCACTAGCTGATGCATTATATAAAGCTTGGTTGTTTACTACTGTATAAGCCCAGTTAACTGTTTTTGGTATTCTAAAACACTCAACAGTAACGTTAGATGTTTTTTCAGTAGTAGAACCAGCGTATACAACTATATCTCTACCGGTAACTCTATTATCTGCGTATATTGGGTCTGTATCAATCATATGCCTAACAGACTTTTTTAATCTTTCAGCTTCATTAATTGTAACCTTTCTACAAACTTGATCGTTAAAAAAAACTTGACCATATTGAAATATATCAATAGCAGCACCACTTACAGTTGTTGTTGCTGGAAACGTATGTCCGCTTGTTACAGGTAAACTTTCTTTAAAGGGGGATAATTTTCTGTCGATTAACTCAGATATATTAGTTTCGTCAGTTTCAGGATTAACTACAGGTTCTAATCTTTCTCTTGTGTTTTTGTCAAAAAAGTAAGATTGAAATATAGACATTTGAGCTTGGTTTGCAAGTAAGTTAAACTCTTGAGGTGTAATATAACCTCTTTGTTCTTTATTAGCTATTGCTAAAACTCTTTGATATATTGTATCTACACTTATAGCCATTATATTTTTTTATTTTTGTATTTGCAATCGCCCCGTAGAGCGACTGCATCTACAAGTTGATTATTTTAATCTTTTTTCTATTTGAGAATAAACCTCAACACCTTCATCAGTTTTAAACCAAGCGGCTAAAGCTGAATATGGATTTTCATCAAATGGAACCGTCATTAGTTTTCTACCAGTACTTTTCCAAGTGAAAGTTCTTTGATCTTGAGATAACTCTATAATATGAGCCTCACAAGATTTAACCGCCATATTTCTTAGTTCTATATTTTCATCAGTAACTAATTCTAAGAATAATTGTGGTTTTCTTTTAGCAAATAATAGTAAATCTCTTTTAAGTTCCTTAGAACTCATCTTAGACACTTCAGAACCTACTTCTACACGCATGATAGCTTCCATCATATCAATATCTAAATTATTCGCTGCATTCATAGCTGCTATTTCAAATTCTAACCAGTCTAAGTGATCTTCTGCTCTTTCAACAGGTTTATCTTCATAAAAAATAACATCTTTATCTGGGTGGTACATTGAAAGAAATTTTTGTAATACTACTTTTTCTTTTGGAAGATATAAATTACCACCTCTAAAAATAATGTGTGATAATCTTTGATCTCCTTTCATTTCATCTACAAAAACTGTTTTTTGGTTTTCACAGTATTTTATTTCTCTTTCATAACCTTTTTCTTCATCAAACCAAAATAAGTTTGCTGATCTAATACTTCTTGATATAGGTTTTTTACTACCTTTTAGATAATACAATCTATCTTTTATTTCCCAGGTATCTTTTTTTGGCATTGGTGTTTCAACTACAGGAGTATCAACAACAGGTGCCACTTCTTTTTTTGTTTGTTTTTTCTTTGCCATAATATAATATATAATAAAATTAATAAAAATAAAGGGTCGAGGCCGAAGCCCCGACTCTTTAAAATAATTGTGCTTACTTCATTAACATGAAATTGTTAGCACCTTGTACAACTAAACATCTTTCAGATAAGTAATGTATTTGCATTGCATCTAAAGCAGATGTAGTAGCTCCTACAGAACCAGTAACCCAAGTTTTCATTTTTCTATTGTCAGTTTGAGAAGCTCTAAATCTAACATGTAAAAATGGTCGCTTAAGGTTTTTACCTAATGATTGGTCATAAACAGTTGATACACCAGCTGGAATAATAACCCCACGGATAGCTGCGCTACCTGCTACGTCATTAATACCACCTCTTGTAGCTTTGTCATTTAAGTATCTAAAGTCAGACTTGTAGAAGTCATAAGAACCTCTTCGGAAACCAGAGAAACCTAAATTAAGTGCCATATCTTCTTCGTTGTCAAATACACCGTAAGAGGTACCACCAGCACCATAAGAGTTCATTGAAGCTAACATATCATCCATTGCTAAACTAGTAGCTCTGTTTACAAACATCATGTTTTCTTCAATAGCACCTTGCTTATCAAACTCAGCAAGTATTGCATCAAACTCAGCTAAATCAGTAGAAGGGTTAACACCAGTAACACCAGAAGTTATATTACCTCTTGCCTCAATAGCTGCAAATAAACCTTCAGTACCAGCACCACCAGCTCCTGCGTCAGCAGCACCTCTAATTTGTCCGTCATCACCAAAACCAATAACAGATGCATCAACTGTTTTCTCAGCTTCTAACATTGTCATTTCTAAATAATCAGTAAAACGAGCTCTAGTGTCTCCTTCAGCTTTTAAGTACCATAAGTAACCAGATTGTCCTTCTTCACCAGATATTTCAACCCAACCAATTTGAGATGCATCAGATCCAGAGATCTCATAGTAATCTTTCATAATGATTGGCTTGTTAGTAAATGATTTGAAAGTTGGTGTTAAAGCTGTTCTTTTGTCAGATTTGAACGTACCAGTTTTATCAGTGTAAGATTGTCCTTTTCCATACTCAGAACCTATAACTAATAAAGTAGATCCACTAGCTGTTGTAGCATGACCAGTTAAATCAGCTTTATCATAAGGCTCAACTGTAACAACAGCTGAATCTGGAGTTTCCACTACTAAACATTTAGTAACGATACCAGCACTTGCAATAAGTACAATATCATTAGTTCTAATACCGTGAGTAGTAGTTAATGCGTTACCATCAATATCAGTAACAACAGTAAACGTACCATTTGTATCACCTGCTGTAGCTACTGTACCTTTGTAAGATAAATGTAATCTTGACTGCTCAGACCAAATAACTTGATCAGCTGTCATAGATTCTTCAGCCCCAACTTGTGATAAGAAACCTGAAATAGTTCTCGGTCCGAAAACTTCAGCTTCTTTTTCCATTAGGTCTGGTAAATATTGTTGTGCCCACCCTTGAGTGTCAGCACTTGTAAAATCGATGTAATTTGAAGATAGCGTTTGTTGCTGCGAAGCAGCTACACTATTCAAATCACTTCCTGCCGTAATTGCCATAATTTTTAAATTTTAAATTGTTATTTATTTTTTTTTCTAATTTTAAACTTAAAATCATTAGAGTTATTTCCTAACGCTCTAACTTTTAAACCTGAATTTACAATAGTATCACTATGTGATTCTCTTGGGTTCATGTCTATATTTTTAGATTTAGCAACACTATCTTTTAAAGCATCGGCTTTGCCTTGCTCGTAAAAATGTTTTGCTATTGCATCGGAGTTCATAGCAGTATATAAAGCTTTGTGATAGCCTTTAGCATCTTCTATTTGGTTATTGTCATTAAGAAACTTTCCAATGAAATTACCAATATCGCTTTGTTTTTCTTTTATTTCACTCGCATTGTTAACATTAAACCTAAATCTTTTATCTCCAACGCTATATTCAAAACCTTTGAACTCATCGTTAAAAACTGTATCTGTTTTTTGTTTAAATGCTGAATGAGCTTGTTCTTCCGCTTGTTTTAACTCTTCAGATTCTTTGTTATATCTATTGAAGAAATCAACAGCTTTCTTTGCTTCGTCTGGAAGCTTAGAACCCATTTTAATATCTTCATAGTATTTGGACTTTAGCCCGTCCAGATGGCTTTTAGCGCTGGCAACTTGCTCTTTTAACGCTAATTTTTTTCTTTTTATTTCTTTTTCCTCATCAGACTCTTCGTTGTAAGAAAACTGATCTTCCATTAAAAAATCAATTTCATCTGTTTTTAAATGAGGTTTTGTTGTTTTATAATATTCTTTAAGCAAAGTATGGTTATCCATATCAGAATAATCTTTATTTAACTTTACATAATCGTTTATATTACCACCAGTTTCTTTCATAAAACTAACAAGCTTTTCTACATTTTCTGGTAAAACAGGTTTTTCTGGTTGTTTTACTTCTTGTTTTACAGGTGCTGGTTTTGGTTCTACTTTTTTCTCATTTGTTACTTCTTCAACAACTGGAACTTGTTTTGTTTCAGTAGTTTTTTCTTCAACTGGTTTTTCTGGGGCCTTTATATCTTCAACTGGTTTTTTTAAATCTACCTTAGTTATTTCTTCGGCCTTTTCTTTTAATTCTTTTAAATCAACTTTAACAGGTCCACTGTCTTGTTGTTTAAATACTTTCTTTTTAGGTTTTTTAACTTTCAATTTTTCTACTGTATCGTCTACAATAGGTTGTTCTTTTTTTTCTGCCATAATAAAATATTATATAATTAATAAAATTGTTTACTTAGGTTCAAACGCACCTAATCTCATACCTCCACCAATAACATCGTTACCAGCTGATTCAAATGGTTTTTCTTTAATTGATTCTCTTTCTTTCATTAAATCTTTTTGTTGATCACCACTCATTATTGTTCTTTTGTCTTGCCTGTCTTGTCTTACTTCTTCGTTTTGCCTTTTGCTATCAACATCCATTTGTTTTAATTTCATGTTTATTTCGAACTCATGATCCATTAAAGCTTTTTTTACTTCAGCTTCCATTTGCAGTTTGTCTTGAGCTAGTTTGCCTTTAGCTTGCTCTATTTGTATCTGCATTTGTATTAATTGGTTTTGTTTTTCAACCTCTGCTTGAGCCGCCGCTTGTTGTTGTTGAGCATTAGCATCAGCTTGAGCCTTCATATTTTGCTGTTGCATTTCTTGCTCTTTTTGTTGTTTTTTCTTTCTGCGAAGTTTTAACAATTGATTAGCTAGTTTTGTATTTTTAATTTCTCTAAGATCAATAGCATCTTCCAAGTCTATACTTTGTTGTTGTAGCGCCATTTGAATATTATTTTCTAGTTTTGCTTTTTCTTCTTCGTCTGGCATTAATTCTAAAAATATACCAAAATCATACAAATGTAATTCTGACATTTCTTCAAGTGTAGCTACATTATGTGCGCCTATGGCTTGTATAAAAGCATCTTTTGTAGGTGAATACTCTATAATGTCTGATATTCTAAGAGACAAAGCTTCACATATTTCTGCCGATATAAATAAACCAGCATTTAGTATATGTCTTGTTGCTGTGTTTGAATTTGCAGCTGCCATTTTCTGAACACCTACTAAAGATCTTTCATCTGGCATACTACCATCTCTAGCCTCGTTTAAACCGGTAGTGTCTCTTATCATTTGTAAGTAATAATTATAAGTACCAATTAAACTTTGCATTTTAGCACCGCCACCTGATTGTATTTCTTGTATAGGTATTTTACCAGCATTAGGATCGCCATCAGCAGTATAACTTCTACCTATAATACTACCAGTTTGGAAAAACATATTTAAAGCTTCTTGTGGGTTGTAGTTTGTGCCATTACCTAAATCTATTTCAGCTAAACCATCCGCATCTAAATATATACCATCAGGTATCATCCTAGACATTACTTGTTGTAATTTTAAATGTGTTAACTGTATCATGTCAGCAAAACCAGTAATTCTACTAACTAAGCTTTCTATTTTACCATTATACATTCTAGGAGCACATATGCTATAATTCATTTTTACTTTAGTAAAGTCTGATTTAGGACGCATCATATTTTTTGCTTTTTCCCACTTTAAAATAATATCAGTACCAATTACCATAGCGCCTTCAAATAAACACTCTATTTTTCTGTCTAGTTTATCAAAGCTTCCTTCTTTGTTTTCTGGTGGGTTAAAGTTGTCATCTTTTTGTATTGCTCTTTCACCACCAGTACCAGTTTCTTTTACTTTGTAAACTTCGTTTGTATAAGTTTTATAATTAAAATATAAAACAGTAACTTTATTATAATCACGCTCATCTCTATAACCATAACCATGAACTTTATGACCAGGTCTATTTGATTTACTTTGTTGTATGTCTTTTATTTGCTCTTCTGTTAAATGTGGAAATTGCTTAACTAATTCGTTTATAGGTATGTTTTTTACCTCACCAACATAATAACAATCTTCAAAATATGGAGAGTTAGTCTTAGAGTAAACTAAATCTGCTGGATCTACATAGTCAATAGTAACACCTTCAGATTTATTAAAAGATGTTTTACAAGCAGAAATACCTAAAACTGTTAAATCATAATATAATCTTTTTCTTATAAGATCATAATTATTACCTTTTAGTAAAGTATTTATAGCTTGTTCTTCTGCTATCTCTACAGCTTGCTTATAATTAAGCTGCATATGTAAGGCTAGCTCATCTTGATTTTCTGGTAAATCTTCTTTTTTATTTTCATAAAGATCCATGTTCATAAGATTTTGAGCCATGTCATTGAACTCTTTGGTGTCCATATCTTTTTGTATAGACTCCATATATTTTGTTCTTTTTTCAACACCAAACGGATCTTGTGAATAAGCGTTTACATTAAACACTCTTTCGTTCATACCATTAACAACAATATCAACAAACTTAGGTATTATCGGCACTGGTTTCCAGTCTAAGTTTAAATAAGATAAATCACCATTAATAGATAATTCATCTTTGTATTTTTGTATACTTTGTTCTCCTCTTGCGTATAATCTTAATTTATGAAAACTATTTATATCGTTTAAATATCTATTGTTATAACCAGAGTCATCAAACCATTCTAGCTCAATAGCTCTAGCCACTTTAAGCCCATATTCAACAGACAGTTTTTCACTGTCACTTACTACTTGGCTTGGAAAATTTGAATAACTTTTCATATTACTTTTTAATTAATTTTGATGTACTGCCTTTATTTGTGTATCTACCTATGTTCAAATTTATTGGTTGTTTCTCTACTTTAGCATTAGGAGCATATAAATTTCTATTGCAAGCCATGATAGCAAGACCAGAACTTATAGATGCGTCAAACTTTGTTCGTTTTGTTATATCAAACTTTGCCCAATCATTTAATGTTCTGTTAAAATACATGTTACCCCAGTTCCCATTACCTATATCACCTACATATTGTTGTATATACATTTCAATAGCAGCAGCGTGTGCTTGTTTTATATCTTCACTTGAATTTGGTATACCACCTATTTCTTTTTCAGTTATTGATAGTTTATTCCATATTTTATCAGGCCTATTCATACTGTAACCTCTGTAACCTCTACGTCTTATATAATAAAGTAATCTAGGTTTATTGTTTTCTGCTAGTATTGGCATCCCGTAAAATATTAAAGCCATTAACATATCTTCAAAAAATATTTCTGCGGTTTGTGGTCTAGCTATATATTCTAAAAAAAATTGATTTGGAGGGGCATCTTCCATACTGAACTTAGTTAAACCGTGTAATGATCCATTAGAACCCCTACCGTCTACTGTTCCAGATATATCATAACTATCACAACCAAAAGCGCCCATATGTTCGTTACCAGGATATTTTATACCGTTTTTAATTATAATACGGTTTTGTAGGTTTTGAGGTGGTACCCAACTAATTTTAAATCTACCTTTTGGGTCTGGATAAAATATAACTTGTGTGTCTTTGATACCGTTAACCCATTGAAAATTACCTGTAGATATAGTGGATGATGTTCCTCTACCTTCGTTATAATCTATTTGATCGTATATTCTTACTAAATTAAATATACTGTTTCTCGTTTCATCTCTAAACGCATGTTCTTCTGTTCTTGGAAACTGTCTGTAAAACTCATTTAAAGCATCGTGATCATCTTTAAGCCCAGCAGCTTCATTATCCCAATGCTCTATAATGCCATAATCTATTAACTCACCGTCTGGTCCGAGTACATCATTATTTGGATTATCAAAGACTGGATATCCGTGTTCGTCAATAAATCCCTCGTAGTTCCATTCCATTGGGATAAAGAGAGAATAAAGACCAGACTTTGTCTGTCCATTACGATTTCGTCTTGTAACGTCCGATGCATTGTATAATTTTTTAAAGTTATCACCTCCTTTTTCTAAAGCGTTAGATGTTGAACCCATCATGCACTTACCAACTATTCTACTACCTAATCTTAAACAAGTTTTTGTAACTCGCCAGTTGTTTAATATATTATCAGGTCTTTCCCATTTACCGCTTTCATCGTGTACTAGTAAATTAAGTTTTTCACCATCATAACTATTATCTCCTGTATTTTTCCAGTCAATAGTTGTATCTAATCCTTGTATTTCTTCTAGACCATCTGTTGCTGTCATTTTTTTTCTTGTAAACTTACTAGCTGGCACCCTATATGCTAGTTCTGATTTTGGCCTGTCCATACCATCTTGGATAGGTTTAAAGAAAAATGGGTAATTAATACTAATAGGTACAACTTTGTCTGTAAACATTTTTTTAGCATCATTACCTGTTTTAGATAATATCCCATATCTACTATCACTTGCAAGAGTGGCTAAATTAACTGTTTCTGCTGAAGACATGAAACTAAAACCACTACGTCTATTTTTTAAATAACACATACCATAACATCTGTTATCTGCTTTGCAAGCTTCCCAGAATATATAAAATAATCTGTTTGCTTCTCTAAAATCTGGAGCACCTACATCTATCTTACTCCATTGCAAGTACATGTAATGTGTACCTGTTATATAAGTTGGCTTATTATTATTCATAAACCAAAAACCTTCTTCTCTTCTTTTGAATTCTTGGTCTATATAATCAAACCAATACTCTTTGTTTTCTTCTGGATAATCTCTCCAGTCAAATATATTTTTTAATCTACCTAATTCTTTTGGGTATTCTATTTTTTCCCATTTGTTTTTTCCATTGGTATACACGTGCACTGGCAACAGCGGCAAAGCAATGCGCAGATTTTGTATCTCAAGTATTTCACCAATTCTACCGCTTTTCGATATAACGATAACGTCATGTTCTTTATTGTATCCATATTTCCATTTTTTAGATTTGTTAAGACGACTTATAGTCGTTTTTTTAATCGGTTCTATTATTTTAACTAAACTTTGCTCGTACATCATTTAGACCTTCCTTCTGCGAAACCTTTAAAAGTTTTCTTTTTTACTTCTTCGGTTGTTTTTCCTTCAAGTAAATTTTCTTCTTCTTGGATTCTGTTTAATATTTCAAACGCATCAAATATAGCTAGCTTTTTAGTAGCTGCAGCGTTTTTTAATCTATCAGCACTAACATCATCTTCTGTGTTTGTAATAATTTTTTCTTGCGCAACTTTTATCAACTCATCAACCGCTTTGCGCCCAGCTTGGATTATATTCTTCTTCGTTTCCTTGATATTCATATTTAATTGTAATAAATTTATTCATAACTCTATATAAACGATTACCGTTTATTATAAACTCATATTCTGAAAATGGAGTAAAACCTACAAGTTCATTTTTATTAAACTTGCCATCAGTATATTTTACTATACCTACACATCTTTCTTCTTTTTCAACACCTAAAAAATACCTATCTTTTATAGGTTGCACAAAACAATAACCATCTAAAGGTTTCCATTTAGTATTTGTTTTATATAAAAATATTTGATCTTGTTTTACTAAATAAGTATTTTCATTAAAATAGCTTCTACTATTTTTTTCTCTACCCTTTACATCATGCCAACGTCTAAAAACATTATGATGTACTATAACTGTATCTCCAGGTTTTATTTTTGTTTTGAAAGCCGTAGGAACTGATTTAACAATAGCCTCTCTATTTACAAACTCATGATTATAAACCTCTGTGTTTATTATTAACTCTGAGTTATCTACTTTAACTGTATTGTTATATCTTTTTCCTTTTGGCTCTATAACAAAGTCAAAAGGCGCTTTCATTAGTATTCTAAATTATACTCAATAGATATTGCCATATTTTTATTAAAGTCTTTCCAAGGTAAAACATCTTTTCCTTTTCTAATATAAATAGAATATTTATCTTCTTCTTCTATAATATCACATATTGTATGTCCACCGTAAACCTCTTGACCAACAGCATAATGCATGGCATCATTTTTATAGTCCTTTCCTATTGTAATTTTTCTAATTAATTTCATTGTAATTTATTGTTCCATCAGCAATGTTTATATCTTCTGTACCATAGTTTTTCTTAAAATTATCTCTTACTAAAACTAACTCATCGTTTAGTTTTGCTAAACCGTGAAGTATACTATGCTTTTGTGTTTCTATTTGTCCTACTTGTAAGTAGTTTTGATTTATTGCATTTACTAAATTTTGAAGACTATTTAATTCTTCATTAGTTATTTTTGAGGCTTTCTTTGCCTTTTTTGTTTTTGCCATTTTATTTAATTTAATTTATTATTTATATGCTTTGAAATGATGCGTTTCCTTGTAAACTTAGATTAGCACTAACACCTGCACCGGATAATTCTTGCTCATCTTCACATGGCCAATACAAACCTAGATTTGCTGATTGACTATGGGTTCTTACATCAAACAAATTTCCTGAGTTATATAACTCTGCTACTTCACTAGCGCTAAGTTCTGCATTAAAATAAGCTATATCTCTATAACCCATTTTAAAATAAACTTGATTTGTAAAATCCCTTCCTAGCCAAAATTGATCTACATTACTTTCAGTAAAACCAAGCGTTCCACTGTCAGCATCTACAGGACTACCCATAACTTGACCATTCCAATAAATTGAAAATTCACCTGATGCTCTAGTAAAGGCTAAATGTACGAAATCATCACTATTTACATTTCCTTGGTTATCAGTGTGCCACCAACCATTAGTTATCCCGCTATTAGTAAGAGTAGAACCAACGCCAGTAATAGAATTATTTGTATTGTGTAAAAAAACTTCATCTCTTTGCTGGTTGTTACTAGGATCCATTGCTTGTATCACAAGTCTATTTCTATCACCACCACTACTACTATCAACAAGATAAAAAATCCTAACTCTATCTTTTTCTGTACTGGTATTACCAAACACAGGTAAAGGACACGCGTTTGATTGGAAATCATTTGTGCTACTTGCGCTACCGAGCACGTGTTGATTAGTACCGACATTTCCCATAGTCCAAATTGGTTTAACCCAAAAAGACACAGTTAAATTATCCGCAATGTCACCACCACCAGAATCAGATATTCTACCTAAAAAATTACTAAAACTTTCAATTTTAGCAAAATCTCCTACTTCGCCTGGTAGATCTAAAAATTTAGTAGCACCCCAACTAAGACCACTAGATACGTAACTTTGCGACGTTATACTATTACCTAACCCTAACATTAGTCTCCTATGTAAGCCACTACAGCGCCTGAGTAAACATCTATTTCAGTCCATCTACCGTAAATAGTAACTCCTTTTGGAAAAGTAACGGCGTCAGCTTCTGCACTACCACCAATAATAAGACCACCAGCACCTTCATCTGTAGTTGCTGATGCTAAATCATTAGCTGGTTGTTCAGTGCCAATATATATATCACCTGTTTTAGTAGATGCGTCTGACGTTGTCGCTCCAGACACAACTATTCTTTCAGCTACTAAACCAGCTGCGTCATCAAAAATAGTATCAGATAACATTGTTATAGCCACAAACACTTTATTTGTTGGTGGTGTTAACGCGTCGCTACTAGCCGTAGTATATGCACTACCTAATTGTCCAAAGCCGTAACTTACTTCTGTTGAATTTATTCCCATTATTTTTTTACTTTTTCTAGTGATCTACCACCAAAATAAGCACCGATCACTGTTATTAATACTAATTGTAATAAGTCTACCCAAGTATCTTTTACTTCAAAAGCAATAACACCAGCATCAATAAATATCATTAATACTGTTGATACTACTAAAAATATAAGTACTAAAGGTCTTATGTTTTTACTAAGCCATGAATCAGAGTTCATATCAACGTTCCATCTGTTAGTTACTTCTTTTTGCATTTGTGCTTCGTAACCCATGATCATGTCCTTAATTTGTTTTTCTGCTTCTAGTTTTTCTTCTTTAGATGTATGTAAATTATCTATAACACCACCTACACTTTTTACGAGGTCAGCAGCACCACCTCCAAATATTTTATCTAACATAATTTTTATTTTTAACCCATATCAGGATCCGAAGGGTCTTCATAATCTTTAAACCCTTCGTCTTGATCTGGCTTGTTTTTTAAACCTGTAATTATATGTCTACCGTCTTTGTCAACATTATAAGCATAATCATTATCTACAACCATACCTTCTTCATTTAATTCTATAACGTTATTAGGATCAGTAAATGTTTTCATTGAACCATCTGAGTCTTCATAGCTATATGTTACTTTTCCAGATTCATCTTTATTCATTTTTAAATATTGTCCAGCTATACTACCTTTACTTGTTGGGCTTTGTTCGTCATCAGCGTCTCCTTCCGCTTGCATAGGTGATTGAACTGGTTGTTGAACTGGTTGAACAACCTGATTGCCAGGGTTCATTTGTTGACCAGCAGCACCTTGACCTAAGTTAACAGCTTGATTTGCCATGCCCATAACTTGCTTGTCAGCATTACCTAAACCAAACATACCACCAAACGCTTGTCCTATTTTTTTACCAAAAAATATTTTATTTGGACTATCTTCTTCTTTCATTTGAAATGGAGCAGATGTAGCTCTACCGTCTGTAGTTCTTAGACCAGCTTCACTAGCCGAGTCTATACCTGGGATATTATTTTTCTTTTTAAAATACTCCATGTTTTTAATTACTTTATTTTCCATATTTATCTTTTAATTGTTTAACAGCGGCATTGCCAGCTTTGTAAGCTCTTTTTTCCCAAGGAAAATCTTTATAGCCTTCTTCAACCCACTTGCCATTATACTTTATTTTACCATCTTTTCTTGGGTATCTTTTACCCTTCCACTCTATCCAATCATCTCCATAATCTAATAGACCTTCGTCCATATCTTTCATGTGTTTACCTTCATGAGCAACAACCTCTGCTTCATCTATACTATTATCAGGTATATTTTTATCTACAAATATAGTACCGTCATTATTAGCTTCACCAGCTATACCAGGTTCTAGTTCTACTTTAAGAACAGTAAATTCAACGCCTTCAACCTCAACCTCTTTTCCATTTGGATAAGCATGTGGCTTTGAAGCGCCTTGACCAGGAAACGGTGGTGTTAGTTTAAATCCCATTATCTATCTTTGTCTTTTATCATATCGTCTATAGCTTTATTAAATACTTTATCTGTATATGATTTGTTATTATAAAAAACACTTCTTTCTGAAAAGGGTAAATCTTCTTGAGCAAGAAGTATTCTATATATTCTACTAATTAATTGAGAGCATTTAAAAGAAGTTTTAAATATAGAATACTTTATTGTAGTTCTATTTCTGTGTCTCCATACTTCTATCCAACCTTCACCTCTTAATCTCTCCCATCTGTTTTTATCCCATGAGTACGTATATGTACCATCTATAAAATCGTTTCGTGTAAATCTTTCTTTACAATCTAAGTAAATTAATAATTCTAAGTCTGCGTCTGTTAACCCGTAAGTCTTACAGGCCCATTTTCTAACGAGCCTGTAATACTTAAGGATATTTAATTCACGCAGATCATGCGCGGTTAATCTCAATTCTATGTATCAAGATTAATAGCACAAGCTGTGATATTAGAGTCTAAATAAATAGAATTAACGTCATCAGCAACAACTATAAGACCATCGTTGTAACCAGGTCCTGTAGCGTGGATAGATCTAGCTATTTTTGACATTACAGCTTTTTCTGAGTCGTCAGCAATTGTAAGATGAACACTATCGTGCTCAGCTCCAGTTCTACCACCAATAGATGACTTAAACTGTAATTCAAGTACACCATTAGAAGCACAGGTCATAGCTAGTAAATTTGCAGCTGGATATGTAGCCGCATCGTCACCATCGTCGATAAACATTAAAAATTTTTGTACATCTGCCATTTTTTTTGTTTTAAGTTAATAATTCGTTTTAAGTTTTAAGTTTAAGGTTTTGGTTTGTAGTTTAGGTTTAATCTGTTAATATTAAGCTAATGATATACCACCATCAAGTTTAGTTTGACCATTGATGAAGATATTTGTACCGTCACACATTAGCTCAACATAGTCTCCTAGTGTTTCAGCACCAAGCTCAAAAGTTATTGTAGTACCACCAACAGTTGAAGGACCATCATCTGATGTGTCTACTTCTAATTCGTTGATACCTCCTTTCATAACAGCAGCTGTAGCAGTAACTACCCAGTCAGTTGTTGCGAAAGCAGTTCCTACAATAAATCTACAGTTCCATCCTTCGCCCATATTAGCAACTGATGGTAATGTGATAGCTGCACCAGCAGCCGCGTTTAGTATAAACTCTTTGTTAGAGTCGCTAGCTAAAACAGTGTACGCGCCTGTTAAGCTGTGTACATTTTTTCTTGTATTAAAAAATACTCTTCCCATTTTTTTTATTTTTATAATTAATAATTTGGTTAAGCGATTAAGTGTCGGGTTGTAACAACTTAATCTAATAGTACAACGTCTTGTTGTTTTATAACGTTGTAAAATTTATCTTTATGCTGTATACCGTGTCCTGCATGTTTATCATAGTATACAACATCATTTTCTTTTATTCCCTCTACAAGGTTACCAACAGATATAACTTTTGCTTTTAAATACCTGTTGTCCTCGTCTGTTTTTTCTGTTAGTATTAAACCAGCTACTTTTTTCGTCTCACTTTTAATACGATCTATTATAATATAGTAATTAACTGCTTTCATTGACTCTTATGTTTGAGATTACACAATCAGCAGATATAATAGTAGTCACCACAGAAACCGCATTTTTAAGTGCAGTCTTGGTTACAAGCACTGGATCTATAATACCTTGGTCCACCATATTAACCTCTTTACCTGATACAACATCTATTCCTAAGCCGTTAACAGGTTCTGGTCCTACTTTTTCAAAACCAGCGTTTGATAATATAGTTTTAAACGGAGCTTGTATTGCTTTTGACAATATTTCTTCTCCGCATCCTTCAGTTTTTATATTTTGAGATGCGTTTAATAGTGCTATACCACCACCTGGCACAATACCTTCTTTTAAAGCAGCTTTTGTAGCGTATATCGCATCTTCAACTCTATCTTTTTTTTCTTTTAGCTCAACTTTTGAATCAGCACCTACACGTATAATACCTACACTACCTGATAACATTGCTATTCTTTGATCTAAAAACTTCTTTAAGAACCCGTTTTTCTCGTTCTTTCTTATTTTTTGTACTTCTTTTATTCTTTCAGCTACATCTTCATGTGTTTCAAGTGTAGTAATTATTGTATTTTTACTATCTGTTACAGTTTTTTCAACTTCTCCTAAAACATCTAGCGATATCCCGTCTAAATCATCGCCTAACTCTTCGTTTATTACTCTAGCACCTGTTAAAATAGCTAGATCTTTTACAGTTTCAGATCTTGTTGGTCCAAAACCAGGTGGATCTATGATGTTTACTTTAATATTGCCTTTAACTTTGTTCATAAGCAACGCGCTTTTCACTTGTTGTGACACTGGTGCTACTATTAAAAGTGATTTATTGTTCTTTATAACAAACTCTAGTATGCTTTGTATTTTTCTAACATTAGGTATTTCTGATTCTACAATTAAAACTAGTGGATTATCAAGCACACATCGTTGTTTGTCTGTGTCTGTAACAAAATGAGGTGATGTTAAACCACACTCCACCTGTACACCATCAACTATTTCTATAAAAGTACTTTCGGTTGGTGATTGTTCCATAATAACTACACCATCTTTACCTACTTTTTTGTATGCTTCTGATATTATTTTACCTAATTCAATATCATTGTTGCAACTAATAGAGCTTACATTGTCTAACATATCACCTTCTACGGGTATTGATATGTTTTCTAAGTATTTATTTACTTTTAACAAGTAATTACTTATACCTGTTTTTATATCTCTAATAGAGTTGCTGTTATATTTTTCAAGATTAACTTCTTTTATTAAAGCTTCAGCTAAAACAGTGGCCGTAGTAGTACCATCGCCTGCTTCGGTTACTGTTTTTTGCGCTGCTTCTTTAACTAGTGTTGCGCCCATGTTTTCAACCGGGTCAAACAAGACAACAGATTCTGCTACTGTTACACCGTCTTTTGTAATAACCGGTTTACCGCGTCCATCTTCGTATATGACGCACTTTCCTGAAGCGCCAAGTGTGGACTTAACGGCTTGTGCTAGCTTATCAACACCAGCTATTATTCTTTTTTTAGCGTTATCACCAAAGTTCAGGTCTTTGACAATTTCACTAGGTAAATTGTATTCCATTTAATTAAATTTAATTTATTGTTTATTCAAAAGTTTTAACTACCTTAGGCCCTTTTGTTGCCTCAAGTTTTTTAATAAAGTGCTCTATGCTACCGTTTATTGCGGTTTCAGCACCTTCTAAAGTTTCTCTTCTAGTAATAGCGTGCCACTCATCATTTTCAGGATTAGAACACTCTGTTTGATAAAAACCGTTTGGTAATTGTGTTATCCTCCAGTTTTTCTTTTCTGAAAGATGTTTCCATTGGTTGATAGTTTTTTCACTAGGTTTTTGGTTGCTAGTATATGTACTAGTCTTGTAATATAAATACGTCATTCTTTGGTTTGGTTTGGTTAATATTAATTTTTATACTTAGTATCTAACGTTACTACCGTATAACTCGTTTATTTTGTTTTGTATCTTTGCGTGCTCAGGATTAGTTTTTGGATTCCAAGTTCCCATGTCTTGAATTGAAGATCTTAAATCAGTCATTTCATTTTTGTTGTCAGTAATTTTATAATCTTCTGGTGTTACCTTTACCTCTGGTAAATCTTTTTTTATTGGTTCAGGTTCTTCGGTCTCTATAGGATTACCAAACTCATCTTTAGTAGGATCATAAACATCACCCATTTGATATTTGTTTTCAAGATGTGATTGATCTATGGCTTCTTCGTTCATTTTATCTAACTCTTCTTGTTCAGCAAGAGCATCTTTAGCTTTAGCAGCTTTTCTTCTTTTAGCTAGTTGTGCTAGTTCAAAAGCGGCATAGCCCCAGCCTTCTTTAGCGCCCGAAAATTCTTTTTGATTATCTTCTACATCAAAGTTTAATTTAGGATCGTAATCATCTACATCACCTAACTTTGTTTTTGGCGCATCTACAGCAGGGTCTTCTTCTTGCTGGAAAGCGGAAGAACCAGCTCTTCCGTCTTCCAAGTTGTTTGAAGGAAAACCCTTGCGTTTCATTATGAATTTTGCTTTTGATTTTCTAGCCATAATAAATATTTATTTTATTTTATTTTTCAAACTTTTCTTTTGGCCTTTTTCATTTAAATAGTCAAAATCTTTATTTAGTTTAAGCCTATTCTCTATACCCAAACTTTTCGCACTACCTTCTTTAGCAAGTTTTTCCTTTGCAGATTTTTTTGAAGTAGGATTGTTACCTGGTTTATAGGCTTTACCAGCAGTTGATTTGCTGGTCATTTTTTTCATTTTGTTTGGATTACCTTTGCCTCCATCAGCCTTACTAGCATGTACCGCTTTTCTTTGTGATGCTGATTTATACTTCTTATTAGGTGAATCTTCTTTTTTCAACTTGTTAGGCCCTGCTTTTTTATCAGCAGCAGCTTGCTTCATTGATTCAGTAGTGTTACCGTCACCATCGATGTCTGGATAATCTGGTTTAGCAGCTTTAGCAGGAGAATCAGCTGCTTTTGTTTTAACAGTATATTTTGAACCGTCTGCTCTTTGATAAACTTTCGTGTTACCCGCTTTAACTCCTTTAGAAATTTTTTCATTAAAACCACCTTGCGAAGTAATATCTTTGTGTTTTGCTTTTTTACCTTTAACTTCTACGGTTTCTTTTGTTCCACCTTTTACTATATCACTTTTTGCTTTAGTCGGAGCGGCTTTTTTCATTGCCATAGCTGATTCTTCTTTTTTCATTTCCATAGCTGATTCTTCTTTTTTCATTTTAGCCATAGCTTCTTTAGCCATCTTAACTGCAGATGCAGTTTGCATTTTACCCATTTTGTATGGGTTACCTTTCATTTTAAAACCTGTTTTCATTTCTATTGGGGATTTTTGTTTTTTCATTTCTGCCGGTGAGTCAGCAGCTTCTTTTCTTTGTCTTCTTTGTTCATTTAATAAATCATCAGACTTTTTCTTTGCGTCAATATACTCTTGAGTACCTTGTTTTTTAGGATCCATTGGGTCACCGTAAAACTTTACTCTTGTTCCAGCTCCGTGAGTTCTAAATGAATCTGGCTCTTCACCAATGTAGCTAGCACCTGTTGCAAGGTTTCCACCTTCAACATATTGCGATCCGGTTCTTCCTTCCATCATACCAATTTCTCTTGCATTATTTCTTTGAATAGCGTGTTCACCAGAGTAATCAATATTAAATATACCTTTGTTTGTTATATCATCTTTTTGTTTTGTTAGCTGTTCAGCTAGTTTTGTATTACCACTATCTTCTGCGTCTTGAATTTTATACTCTAGGTCTGTTATTTCTTCACGGTTCTCATTATAATTTCTATCAATAATTTTTTTATTTTTTTCTTCAAACTCCATTGCTTTTTTAGTTTCATCAATAACAGAATTTGCTTCGTCTGCATCTCCGAATAAGTACTCCTGACCATCTCTATAAACATTTACATTTGCTCTTTTAGCTGGAGACTTCATTTTAAAACCTTTTTTCATACTAGCAGGTGAATCAGCAGCTTCCATTCTCTTTTTTCTTTCATCACGTAGCTTCTGGTCAGTGTAACGTTTGCCTTCTTCATCCGACGTTGTGTAACCTACACCTGCGTCATCTGTTATACCTTCTGTTCCAACAGGGTATGTAGTAGAACCTTTACCTCTTTCGTAACTATACCTGTCTCGATCTAGTAGTTTTCTTTGTTTCGCGTCTTCACCGCTATATTTTATATCATATAATGATTCACCACCTTTAACATTTTTACCTTGTTCTATTTCTCTTAGCCGCGTATTTATTTCATCTAGCCTTTCTTGTGGCATTAAATCCTCATCCTTGTACCCGCCAGCTTCGTATTTGGCTGAGTTAT